GGCATGGTTAATGTAATTGATAAACCCGAGTTTACGTTAGACGTTACGACAAAAGCAAGATTAAGTAATGTATTGGCATTTGACGATATGCAAACGGATCAAACACTTTACACAGCAATCAACCGAATTGCAAACTATGTAAAGGCTAAACCCAAAGTAGAGTTAATAGACGGTGTTAAAATGCTGTCGTTTACCTATTACAGCGATTTAGCCAAACAAGACTACGTAGCGCCAGACAATGAAACATCAAACGCTTTGGCGCAGTTAAACGACTATGTTTCGGGGCTTGAGATTAAGAACGAAAACATCTTATCAAACGGCTATAAAACGGAGCGGTTAACTTTACGCACCGACCAAATCAACCAAATCACGACCGAGAACATTACGGCAAGAGTTAGCAGCCCAATTGACAAGATAGAACACGTTTGGATTTTAGGAATTGAAATGAAAGACATAAACGGTGATGTTGTCTTAAATAATAACACTTGGTTTGATATAGGAAATAGAGTAGTGGAAAAACCATACTATGATGTATTAGACAATATGGCTTATTATAATAATAGAACAGCAAGAAGCAAGAATAACCACCTTTATTTTGAGCGTGGTGGTAATGAAATAAAAGGCTTGGCGTATATTGGAGCGCAATATCAAGCAAATGAGTTTAATGAACTACACCACAACCGATCGTTGTATGAAACGATAGCGTGTGAGTTGGCAAAAGATTACACAATGCCTGAAAGAGTTGATAAGGGGCTTGTGTATGACAACAACATCATAATTGAGGTTAGATACTACCCAATGAACGAAAGCAACGCAGTAGTATTAAAGGACGACCAAAGCGGTTTTGAAGAACGAATAACACGAAAACTAAACGCCAATGATAGAGTAAACAATGCAGAGATTTTAGGCTCTTTTGTAAGAAGCAAAGTCAATTCAGTAGGCGGAACAAGAATTGCGAAAAACGGTATTGCGTTAGGCGGAGAAGCGGTTACTAAATTAGGCTCAATGAACGGCACTTATAGGGTTGTAACTGTAACTAAATATTCTTATCACGACATGATACAATTTATCGCAACGGAAGTTAACGAACACATCTTCGAAAGTGAGTATATCGGTATTGACAGCGACCGTAGATTATACCGAGTTGACAAGAGCGAGTGGGTTGACCGTGTTGATAAGTCGTTAAGCGTTTTTGAGTTAAGCAAGACATCTTTAATTAAAAACACAAACGCATTTAACGAAGATTACGTTATAAGCATATTAGCTAATAATTACACGCCAAGACCACCGTTAATGGCACACCTTATCTTTGACACTAAAAAACTAACAATCGCCGTAGAACGTAACGCAATAGGCAACGTGATTGAGTGGCGAGTTCAAGCGTTAGACAATTACAATGTGGAGTATGAGAAAATAAGAACAACCTTTGACAACAAAGACTTTGTTTATCAAAAAGGCGTGGAGTATTGCGATTTATTCGGTAGGGCTGATAGACTTGATGTTACCTTCTACGGATTAAGGGGAGCGTCATTCAATAAAACACATTATGACCTATACCCAAGAACGCTGTTACCACTTCAAAACAGTTTAGGTGGAATTGTCTATGACATCAAAAAAGACGCAAGAGAACGGTTTATTTTAAGTAACCAATTAGCACTGTTAAGCACAAACAAAGATTTTATCGTTTACAACGGGTTAGCAAAGTTCAACATAATGGTGGCGGAAAAGAGTTACATTATACGGTTGGCAAGATTAGATTACGAGCCAACGAAAGACGACGCAGTGATAGACTTTACAAGAAGCAAAGAAGTTACCAACGACACAACGGTTAACACTTCACTTAACTACTTTACATTTACAGCCGATTTAGGCGGACATTATGCGTGGTATGAAGAAGTTACCAAAGAATTATTGTTAGTGGTTAAAAACGCAACTGTTGGGGTAAATACGATATATTACACCGTAAGAGTTAACACCTTTGAACGTAACACCGAGATTTTAGCACCTGAAAACTTTGTCATAAACAGTTTACTTACTTTAACCGAAACTTTTGTTATTAAAAAAACAGTTCCGCAAACTCTCAATAAAGAGTTAAGCGTTGGCGTAGATATGGGCTTAAAGACAAGCCGACTACATAATGCAAACGTGGAGTTAACGCCAACAGTAACGTTAATTCTCACAACAGCAAAAACAGTTCAAACCGTGTTGAACGGTAGTGTTACAGCAACAGTTACGTTTGATTATCGCAAGGAAGAAACCAACCGACCTATGACAATCAACGCAAGTCTTACAACACAAGTCAATTTATTTTATTTATGAGAAAAGGAGAATAATAAATGGCAACACAATTTGGAATCAACGCAAAAAACGTAATGTTAGACGCATTAAAAAACCACAATCCAGGCGGTGGGGAAACTATTTACATTGGAGCATTTACGGCTGACGCTGACGGAGCATTGGTAGGATCACCAGGAATAGCAACTTATGCTGCTGCTTCAGGTGGAACAATACAACTATCGGGGAGTGTTAACGTAGAAGTTCCAGCGTCAACCACAGTCAACCACATTCGTATTTTCAAAGAAGTGGGCGGAGCACAATTTGTTATTTACAAAAAGGACATTACACCTGAAGTATTTACAAACGCAGGGTTTTTGATTTTTGAAGAAGCGACAATCACTTTGGCAGGTTAATATGAAAACCGAACCTAAAATAGAAGTTACCTTTAAGGTAAGACGGGCAACCGAAGAAGAAGTTGAGAAATTAAAGGAGCAAAAGAATGATAGCAAAGAAAATAAAAATTCTAATCAAAAGTGACGGCAGTTATTTAGACACAATACTACCGCCAATTACAGCTAATGAAGACGGGCGAACAATCGTTCAAGTGATAGCACCGTTCCCAATTACCGATATTGTGAGCGTTAACTATTCAATACGCCCAATTCAAGCAACTGTTAAAGGTAGTTACTTACTACCAACAGGAAAGTTTGGCAAAGATGTTTTAGACGAAGATTACACGCACTTTCAAACGGTTGCCGATTGGAATGTGTTTGAGATACCGATTAACGCCGTAGCGCTTGAATACATAAGCAAATATCGTGCAGGTTTAGTGTTGGTAAGTTTCGCAATCACGCAACTTCAAACGCCTTACTTTGCAACAAACTATTTAGGGCTTTTTAGCAACACGCAACCGATACCAGCAACATCTTACAATGACGGCGATTACTTTATCGCTAATGAATACAATTTTACAGCCCACGACATCACTTGGGCGAAAGGCGATTACGCTTATTTTTACAACGGCAAATGGAACAAAGGCAAGAGCGTGTTAAAGGCTTCCACGCCTTCCATTGAGTTACCCGTTGATCCTTCCTTAAAAGACGCACCACAGTTAGAATACGACGAAGATGTGGCGTTGTTGTTGGCAAATGATTTAGGGCTTTTAACCCAACGAGTAAGTCAATCGGAAACTGACATTGAAAGCGCCGAAAATGACATCAACGAGATTGACGGTAGAGTAGGTGTTAATGAAACCGACATTTACAATTTAGAGAGTGATGTTGATGATTTAGAAACCGAAATTGGAAACATTAAAGATGGCACGACAATCGTTAAGAAAGCCGAGCAAGACAAATTAGGAAATGTTATTAATTTGACCTACGAAACAAAAGCCGATGCTAATTTAGCAAAGGTTAGAATTACACTATTAGAAAATGCAAACATGGTTAAAGATGTAGATTATGAACCGACAAATCATGTAATCACATTTACATTTTTTGATGGCACAACGCAGTTGTTAGACTTACCGTTAGAAAGCACAATAGTTAGTGCAAGTTATGATAACATAACAAAAGACATTACGTTCACTTTACAAAACGGTTCAACCCTTGTAGTTCCGTTAGACGACTTAGTTCAAGGTTTGGCAAGTGAAACATGGGTTACGACATACTTCATACCTAAAACAGAAATCGTTGACAATTTAACAACCAATGATGCAACGAAAGTTTTAAGTGCAAAACAAGGTAAAGCGTTGCAAGACACAAAAGAAGCCTTATCAAACAAAGCAACCAATTTTGGAACGGTAAACAATACATTATACCCAAGTGTTAAAGCAGTTAAAGACCAATTAGACCTAACTGCTAAACTTGCTTCATCAAACGTATTCACACAACCACAGCAAGTTCCAAATGCAACACTACCTCAACACGCAACCAATAAACTACAAGTAGAAACCATGTTTGAAATGTTTAAGCGACAACTAAGGGGTTATAACTTAGGAAAACCAGGATTAACCGATAAAACTGATTTAGGAGGAGGCGTTTATTTAATAAATAACAATCATGGTATAACATTAACCTATAATATAAATGATGGAATATGGACTTTGAATGGAACTACTTCTGGTATAGTAACATCTGCAACATTGTTTATGTCTACAACTACGGATATTGGAATAGTTTCTGCAACATATATTAGAGTAGGTGGAACTAATAATTCTAATGACGGCACTGTTCATATTAGATTAACAGACCTACCAATTGCTGTGAATATTGGTCTTAATCAAAATAATCAAGTTATAAATGGTTATCAAAATAATCAATCATCGTCTATGTATATTAGGCTGGTAAATGGGGTAACTTTTGATAATTTGCAATTCAAACTTCAAATAGAAAAAGGTTCAACAGCAACCCCCTATACCGTTCCAGGTCAAATACCAGCATACAAGATAGTAGGTGAAGAATAATGTTAATAGCAACTTATATAAATAAGAATTACATTAAAATAGACAACTACAAAGGGCAACAAAACTTTATTGTTTACGTTGATGAATTATTAGACTACAACATAGGCGATAGATTAGAAGTTATTGTTGATGAGTATGATGTCATTGAAGTCGTTGGGTTGTATGTAGAACCAAAACCAGAGTTTGAAACAGAGGTGGGGGAATAAAATCCCCCTATACCTATGCTTAAAAAAACATTTAACTGGTTTATTAGATTTTGGAAAGGCATATGGGCTATTATCAAATCTATGGGTAATTGGAAAGGTGTAACATCTCTAATAATAACGTGGCTAATCATTAGTGGCAGTGGGGTATCTATTGTAGGTATTTTAATTGCTAATGCGTGGCTTATAGGAATAGGTGCAACTATATATGGCTTTTGGTTACTTCCATTAACACCGTTGATACCGATTAACATAGCCATTGCAATGCTAATTCAAATGTTTATTTTTAGAGATAAGAATGTGAGTTTAAAAGCGATTAAGGCATTAGATAACATTTACAAACTTAATGATGATGGTTCAAGCACAAAATTAGCAGTAAGTGATGAAAAAGAAAATGAAGGAGATTAATAAAAAATGCGAAAAATGACTAAAAGCACAGTAAAGGCAATAAGCGGAAGCGTTAGAGTAGTAGTTAATGGCGGAGAGTATTGGTTAGAGCCGAAAGACATTAAAATGGGCGATAAGACGCTTTTAGAGATTAAAGGCGAAGTAGAAGCCACACAAGAAAAGTTAATCGCTGTAAACAAAGATTTAGGGGTTAAAATAGGCGAATTGAAAGCCGAAACGACAACCCTAAAAGAAGAAGTGGTTAAATTGTATAGAATTGCTGACGGATTGAAGGAAGCGCTAATCAAGGAAGTTGCAAAGAAAGTGAGCGTTGTTTTATGAAAAAGTTTATTAAAGTAGTTTTAGATGTTTTCATTTATGCGTGTTTGATATGGGCGATTTTAAGCGCTGTGTATATGGGTTTAGAGCCCGAAACACAAGCGTTGTTTCCACAAATGAATTGGCTTGTTGCGTTAATCGGTGGTGGCTCAACGTTTTTAATAGGCGTTAGTGGTTTTTTGGTTAAGGCGTTTTTGAATAAAGCAAGTAACCAAACGCAAAGCACCTACACTGACTTGTTAGAAAAGTTCCTTACCATTACAAAAGAATACGAAGCGTTAGACAAGAGCCAAAAGATTACAGCCGAAAACATCAAGAAGTTAGAAGTCAAGGTTGAAGAAAACACACGTATTCAAAAAGCCAACTTGGAGTTAAAACTTTCAAGCCCATACATTGAAGAAAAATCGAGAAAATTAGTAGAAGGCTACATTAAAGGGGCTGATGTTAATGACGGCGAAAGCGAGTAGAATATACAAAATAATAAGCACATTAACCTTACTACTTCCAATGAGCGTTTACTTGTTCGTTTCAAGTTTAATCACACGCATTGAATACGACTACGAAGTCAACGTTAAAATGGCTGAATTAAGCGTGGTAGAATTAGAGCAAGAAGCATTCATTTACGACACCACAACGAAAGCCTTAATCAATGGCGTTGTGAGATACAATGACGATTTAGCAACCTACGGCATTTATTTAGACGCTGACACTGTTTTAAAAGCCAAAGACGGTTATTACACATACACGCAAGACAAAGACGGCAAATGGCAAATTATAGACGTTAAAGCGAATAAAATAAACATTCAGCGTGGTTGGAAGATACCGCTGTCGTTCGTTATAAGTGCAATGAGCGTGTTTATCGTTTTATTAGTTATTAGTGGTAAAATGAATTGGCAAAAGGAACACCCACGATTAGCCGTTTTGATTTCGTTGATCGCTGGAACGTTAATTTTAGCAGTGATTAACACCATTGTTGGCAACCTTTTAGGCGTGTTTATTGTTGCGTCTATTAGTTGGGGGCTTTACTACTTGGAATGGCTTTGGAAGCAAAATAAAATCACGATCAAAGACAAGACGAACATCGAAGCAAGTTTATTGCGTGAGATTAAAGAAAAGATAAGTAAATATGAGTAAATACTTAGATAAGTTAGTCAAGTTCAGCCAATGGATTGTGTTAGCCGTAATGCTTGTGGGTTACTTTGCCTATATGGTATTAACGCCTACTGTAAGCATTCAGCAAACTTTACGAGATTGGCAAACGTGGGTTCACACCGCTTTTGTAATCTACCTAAACGTAACAATGGTTTCAGTTGCTTACGACACCGCAGTTGATAACGGCACAAGCACACCCGAGTTTGAACTATCAAATGAACTTAACAACAAGATTATAAAATTATACAACCTTAAAAAAACAGAGTTTAGAAAATACATCAAGGCGCTGAACGAATACGAGTTGCAGTCAATAAGGGATGAATACACGTTCTTGATTGGCGAAAGCGACTATTTCTTAATGACTAAAAAGCAACAAAAGAAATACGACAAATTAAAGGCTATATTCCACGACATTTACGGCTTTAACCTTCCTTTATATTATGAGATGTCGAAAAACGGTAAAATCAAATACAAAGCGTCGTTAGCCAAGAGTGAAGGTAAGAAAACCCGACAATTTACCAAAGCCGTTATGGGTTTAGTATTCAGCGCAATGACTATTAATATGACGGTTTCGGTTGAGAATGTTGGCGACGCTATTACTTCGTTGTTAATAATCGCCAGTGGGCTGATTGTAACCTTCTTAATGATTTATACACCGCAGTTTATGAAGTTCAAGAAAGAACTTCCAAATAAAGTAATGGCTAAAAATGTTTTAATGGAAAGTTTTATGGAATACGAAAAAGGCGAAGTTAAGTTAGTAGAATTAAAGGAGATTAAAGTTGAAGAAGTTAATAATAGCGTGGTTGACATTGCTGACAATAGGTTTGACGGCATTGTTGATAGTGATAGTCCAACCACCCAAGACATTCAAACATAAGGCTTATGTTCAAGAAGAAGTAGCGAAAGACTTTTACGCCCAAGTGTTTTACGGGCAACAAATGTTAGATATGTTCCACATAGGAATAAAAACGCCCATAAAAGACGATACGGGCATTTACATTTTAGTTGATGTTCCTATTCAATATAAAAGAATAGCAGATATGGACACACAATTTAAGTTCACAGTCCAAGTATTAGGCACTCCGTTGAGTGCTTTTTTTTAATTCACACAACTTTCACACAATTCAAAGACCCACAAAAACGGAGTTCACACGCTAATTGGCGTATAAAAAAATATTCACAAAAAGATAAATAAAAGTGTTGACAATGTTTTCACATTTTGATAAAATAAGAGTGTGGAAAGAGAAACTATCTTTACTGAGGAGGAAGAATAATGAATAAAGAACTACAAAGATTTAAGTATGACGTTAACATCACAAAAGTTAGATTAGAACGTCAGGGCGAGTGGGGTTTTGATTTTGACGCAACCCACACAATTTATAGTGGTGAGTTACTCACGAAGGAACAGTTAGACGAAAAAGTCCAGGAGTTAGAAGTTGAGATTTACGCTGATACACCAAACCCTTACGAAGACGGTTACACGGTTGAAGACTACGATCACCGCTTGACTGTCGAAACGGCAACGGTAGAACAGTTTAAGACGTGGTGCGAAAGAAAAGGCATTAAGTTTTACAACGCAGTAGCATTAGAGCGATTTAGAAAGGAAGGAAGATGGAAATGAAGTTACAAAGTTACGACGATTACAAATTATCAAGAGATTTTACTTTCGTTACGGAAGATGAAGACAAAGTGCTTTTCAGTGTTGGCAAAGAAGATAACAGCATTATAATTAGCACCTATGGCGACGTTCCGTTGGGGGAATTAGAAGAAGCGATTGCAACCCTTAAAGGTTGGTTAGACAGTGGCGAAGTGGTGGTTAAACTATGAACTTGTGTGACTACCAAGAAATAAGCGCTTTAAAGCCTTCAAAAGTTAAGGACAGTGAAATACTTGACTTCTTAATAGATAATGCCATAGGCAAAGAAAATGCAGTGCCAGGAAGCGAAATAGCCCAAGTGTTTGGTTACGATAACAGTAGCCAGGTAAGATTTCACATTCGTCGGTTGAGAAACAACAAGAACATTGACCTTAAAATCGGTAGCAGTAGCAAAGGTTACTACCTACCGAGAGAAGACGAAGAAATGGAAGCCGTTAAGATGTTATTTGAAAAGACCTTGTCGCACATTGAAACGCTTATCAATCAAGCGCCAAGCGTTGCGAACATCTTACATAAGGCGATTGGCTATCACTACAAAAAAGCCGATAAGACAGCAAATAAACAGTTAAGGTTTAATGACAAAATGGAATTAGAATACGCAAAAAGGTTTGCGGAGAAGGAGCAACAATGAAATTAACACTTAAACAAGCAAGAAGATTGAAAGGGCTGACGCAAGAACAAGCAGCCGAGTTAATAGGCGTTACGAGAAGAACGCTGATAAATTGGGAAATGAAAAGCACAAAACCAAGTAAGCAACAAGCCGAAGAGTTGTGCGGGTATTACGGAATTAAACCAAGTCAATTAGTGAAAGGAGAACACAAATAATGGCTGAAAAAACAATTACCAAAGCATTAAAAGAAATGAATCTATCTAAAACGAGCAGGGAAGATTTGCCGTATTTAGAACTAAAAGAAATGAAAGAATTAAACGTCTTTCAAAAGATTATGTTATTAAGAAACGACGATTTACTGAAAGGAATTAAAAAGACGGGGTTTAACAAGTTTCAGGGCTTCAAATACTTTGAGTTGGTCGACTTCTTACCAACCGTTACACAATTAGAAGTTATTTACGGTTTGGCGAGTTTGTTTTCAATCGGCGAAGAATTAGCCACATTGGAAGTGATAGACGTTGTAACGGGCGATAAAGTGGTATTTACATCAACAATAGCCGAAGCCAACGTTAAAGGAATGTTGGACATTCAACAATTAGGAAGCAAACACACATACTTGAAGCGTTACCTTTATTACAACTACTTGAACTTAACTGAAAACGACGGAGTGGACGGTTTAGACCAAGAAACAGCCAAGAGCGATGTTTCAACGCCAACGCAACACAACCAGATTTTAGAACTATTAGACCACGAAGACGCTAAAATAGAACACACGCTTAAATCTTACAAGGTTGAGAAGTTAATGGACTTAACACACGACCAAGCTGTAGAAATCATTACTAAACTTGAAGCGTGGAAAAAGAAGCGTCAATGAAGCAGTATGAGATTTTAGGGCATAAGGTAACATTTGACGAAGAAACACACACTTACACTGTGGACGGCGTAGAAGTGCCAAGCGTTAGCACTATTTTAGGCGAAACGTTATTCAAAAGAAAATACAGCGGCGTTAACCCTAAAATACTCAACGCTGCTGCCCTATGGGGCAACCAAGTCCACGTAGCGATTGAAGATAAAAACCCAATGCTGCTGAACGAAACACAAGAACAACGTTATAATGAGTTTTGGCAAATCATAGAAGAAGAGAAGTTATACATCATAAGCCAAGAAGAGATAGTGTTTTACGAACATAACGGCAAAGTGGTTTACATTGGGCGGTATGATTTATCACTTAAAAACGGACATGGCGAAGAATTAGGCGATATAAAATGCACCTATAATTTAGATTTGAACTATTTAAGTTGGCAGTTGAACCTTTACCGTATGGCAAAAGAACAAATGTATAAAAAGCAAATTAAAGGGTTAAAGGCGTTTTGGTTACCTAAAAGACAAAAGGGCAAAATGCGTGAAGTAGCAATGAAAGAAAATGAAGAACTATTAGAGTTCATAGGTGGATTATGAAGTTAAGAAAACACAAAGGTCAATACATTATAAGCGAAGCAAAGTTCCCATTTTCAGCTGAAATAGAATTGGAAAACGGTGGAGAATTAGAAGTAGAGTTATCAATCATTGACAATCGAATAATAACTCAATCACAACGCAACTTTATATTTAAGTTGTGCGAAGAGTTCGCTTACTATTCAGGCGAAGACAAAGAGTATTGGCGACTACTATTACAACAATTCAACGCAAATATAAGGAACATCGAAGTTGAGAGTTTAAGCAAGTGTTCTGTTGAATACGCAAACGGCTTGATTGATACGATAATAACGTTTGCAATAGACAACGAAATACCAATTGCAAAGAACATTTTAGACGAAAACGCCTACAAGTTTGACAAGAAACAAGTCTATGCGTTGATACTCAAAAGGCAGTGTGTTATTTGCGGACAAAGGGCTGATATACACCACGTTGACGCAGTCGGTATGGGTAACGATAGAAAGGCAATGAGCCACGTTGGGTTACGGGTTATAAGCCTATGTAGAAGCCACCACGTTGAAGCACACACAATAGGCAATGAAGCGTTTTTAGATAAATATCACTTAACACCAATAGTTGTGGATCAAAAATTAGATTACTTTATAAAAAATAAAAAAATTAGACTATACGAAGGAGAATAGGAATGGCATTAAAAGTTTACGGAATAGGGCGTTTTGTTAAAGACGCTGAATTAAAATACACAAACAGCAACAAAGAAGTAGTGAGCGTTGATATGGCGTTCGATAGGGGCTTTGGCGATAGCAAAGCAACTGATTTTATACCCGTTGTCTTTTGGGGAGAAAAAGCAAAAGCAGTCTCACAATACACCCGCAAAGGCGATAGGCTGCTAATTGAAGGAGAAGTTCAAGTTCGCAAATGGCAAACCAAAGAAGGCGAAAACCGATATACAACAGAAGTTAGATGTTTAGAATTTGCTTTCATTGAAAGTTCGAAGCGTGATACCATAGAGCAACCATTTTATGAAGAACAACAAGAAGTAACACCTGATAACTTTATGGGCGATACGGACGATCTACCGTTTTAAGCCTATGACTAAACATCAATTAGAGTTCCAAAAGCGTGAGTTTGAAAGTAACATCAAAGAGTTAGAAGTGCAGTTAGAACGATCCAACAAGATACTTCAAGACAAGTTGGAAGCAGGTAGCAATCACACCGAAAGCAATATAACACACATTGAAAACTTAACTCACAAGATAGAATGTTATTACAGGCAATTAGACGGCGTTTTACGGCAGTTAAATGAAACTGATTAAGCGTTGGTGGGCGTGGCAAAAAAAGTTCCTTAAAGGCTTGTGGCTTGTCGTTACTTCAATGGGTAATTGGAAAGGAGTTACAAGCCTTATCATTGTGTGGTTGATACTATCGGGCATTGGTGTTGCTATTGTTGGCTTTATCATTCGAAACACTTGGCTTGTTGGCGTTGGGCTTGGTATATTCGCATTTTGGGCAGGACCAGGAACTCCACTTATGTTGGTAGTAGTTGCGATTGCTATGATAGTCCAGCGCTACATCTTCCAAGACCGAAGCGTTAGTGTTGCGAACATCAAAGCCAAGTTCAAAGAAGCGTTTAAGAAAGATTAGTTAGGGGGTGTAATTAAAATACACTCTTTAAAAAATAAAAAGTTTTTATTAAGTGGTTGACATTATAAACGCTTTTTGATATTATTATAACAAGAAAGGAGTGTTTAAATTGAAAGAAACACAAAGGTATTACACCCAATCGCAAGTCGCAAGAATAATGGGAGTTAGTAGACAAGCAGTTTGGATTTGGATTAAAAAAGGAAAGATTAAAACAGTTATTGTGGCAGGTAAAAAAGTTATCCCAACGGAAGAATTAAAACCACAAGAAGAAAGCAAAAAGGTATAAACAATGGCGAAAAACGACAACCAAAAGTATTGGTGGATTAAACTTGAAACAAACTTCTTTTACCAAAACGCAATAGACTTCTTAATGAGCCAAAAAAATGGAAGTCAGTATGTGGTGCTTTATCAAATGCTATGCTTGGAAACAGCAAACACAAACGGAAGGTTAATGACCGAGATAGGCAACATAATGGTAAAGTATGATGTTGAAAAGATACGAAGAACAACACGCTACTTTGATACAGACACAATCGTTGTAGCATTAGAGTTATATCGGCAAATCGGTTTAGTTTATGAAGAAGAAGACGGTTTTTTAAGAATTAACAACCACGAAAAAATGATAGGTTTTCAAACAGGAGCAGCAAAAAGAATGCAAGAAAGCCGAGCAAAAGAGAGCAAAAAAGAAATAGGAACAAATCAGGAACAAATGTTCCCAAGAGATAAGATATTAGATTTAAAAGAAGAAGAGTATATATCTAAAAGTAATAAAGAAGAAAAAAATACTAAAAAAAAGACGGCAACCAAACGGCAACCAAACGGAAACCAAATAGATGTTGAACCAGAACTTGTTTATTTTACCGATTTAGCCCTTAACGAAACATTTATAGCATTTTTAGAAATGCGTAAGAAACTAAAAGCGATAAACAGCGATTTAGCGATAAAGAAACTGCTAAACATATTAGAGCCGTATAACGACAACGAAAAAATGCTAATGATAAACAATTCAATCGTTAACAGTTGGAAAGGGTTATTCCCGATAAAGCACGGAAATAGTAAGCAGTCGCAAAAAGAACAAGTAATGAACGATATAGACGCAGCGTTACGGCAAATGAAAGGAAGATAAAAAATGCTAAACGAAAAAACATATTTAGAAGCAATCAAGTATTTAATGAACTATTATTCAAGTTTCACGCTAAAACAAGAGCAAATCAATTTATGGCTGAAAGAACTACAAGGGTTTAGTGATAAAGAGTTTGTGGCGATAATCAAGAGTTACACCAAGAACAACGAGTTTGCACCGCAAAGTCCTACAAGTTTTATCAAGGAATACAAAAAGATGTTGTTAAGAGAAAAGAACCCAACGGAAGCGTTTGAGCGGTTTAGATCATTTATGGTTAGCAGCAATAAAAACGAGCCGTTAAAGAACCATTTTGACGGTTTAGAGTTAGAACTTGCAAAAAGGTATTACGGCGAAATGAACGGTATTTACAGCGACCAAGTGCCTTTTGTAAGGAACAAATATGTTGCCGATTACAAAGAAAATGTAGAAAAAGCCGTAGAGCAAGAGTTGGCGTTAAAGTTAAGCAGTGGGTTGTTGTTGGAGTAATAAAAAGCCGATAACCGCCAAAAAG